TTGAATCCTGTGACGCAAGATATTTTTTCCATCTTTTTAAATCTGTCACTGATACTTGTAGTCATATCCGGACGACTTGTATCCATATCACGTGTCATCTGTGTAGGAAATAATTTTACTCCGCCATACCCATACACTAAATCATTTATAGGATTTTTACTACGCCATACATGCACTGCTCTATTATCTTCAGCGACATAATCAAAGTTAAAATTGTCATCTATTATAGCATCTCCATCTACGATCCAAAACATTTCAGTTGAACATAAATTTGCCGCCGCAATATGTGCTTGATGTATTCCTTTTACTCCATGTATACGTTGGGCTCTAGGAAAACGTGTTTTTAATTTATTAAAATTTTCATCTGCATTTGCTTCGTCATAAGATATCATTACTATATCATATTCTGTTTTTTTAGTAGCAATAAAGTTAGAAGAAAAGGTGTTAAATTGCGTTGTATTTGTACGTATATAAGGATGTTCTGGTCTTGGTGGGTTGCGATATGTTTTCTTGAAGAAGGCGCTTTGCTGAGCGTCTAAGGGCGTTACAGCAATAGGTAATTCTATTTCTGCAAGTATACGTTCGCCATAATCTATACATGCGTCTAATAAATCATCTTCTGTTTGTATTTTTTCTTTCCATAAGTTATTGAGATATTCAAAATCACGTACATTAACATAATCCCAATCTGTACACATTGTTTTGTGTAAGCCTTCTCTGGCCCCATATATTGCCCATAATCCGTTAGGTACATCTGCTCCTGCCATACACCAAACATATAGTCTTTCTAAATTCTTCCAATGATTTCCTATAAGTTCTTTTTTTGCAGGTTTTATACCTTCAACTAAACACATTTTAACACCTTCACGAAAGCCGGCACGCCATGCTTGATGTGGAGTAGCATTATTGTGAACTGTACTCATCAAACTGTTAATTTGGATATATTCTAAGTCCCAACAAAAATCAATACCTGCCGCAATGTTATCAGGATCTGCATTTTCGTGTGTTTTCATTTTGAGGACGGTTTCTCTGTCCCAGCATTTTATTCCACCATTGCCATACCGCAATCCATTAATTATATTATCAGCAGTCCAACTTACAACGTGTCTAGAAAGGTCTACGCCTTCTTGAAAGTTTATTGTTTGGTTTAAGAATTGTTCATCTATTTGGTTGTCACCGTCAATAGTAATAAATCTTTTAGTATCAGATATTTCTGCACATGCCTTGTGTGCGGCATCAGATCCTTCTACACCATGAATACGTTTTGCCCACGGAACTTTTGTCAATAAGTTAGTGTAATTTTCTTCTGCATTTGGCTCATCATACGACAAATATATTATATCATAATCTAAAACTTTAAATTGCTTCATCTACATATCCGTAACTATTAAATATCTTTGGTGTGTATATACTTACATCACCTTCTTCTTCATCATACTCGAACTGAACTATGTGTCCATTTGCTATTTGCTCTACAGTAGCATCAAATGTTCTAATAAGCAAGTGAGGATCATTTTCTTTTGTTACGCTAAACTTACATAGTTGATTAGGATTTAACAAAAGTTTTTCTTTCACATTGACGTATAATTTCCAATTACGCCATTCAGTGTTTCTTGTAATCATACAATCTGCGTTATCCTTTTTAGGAATATGATAAATTATGTCTTTTATGTCATAATTGAATTTTGGTTGTTCATATTCTAATAATGTATATTTCTTTTTTGCCAAATCAAATTTGACAACATAATTTTCTTTTTTATCAGGATTTTCAATAAAATCAACATACAAATCTTCATTGACTTCCAAAGCATATTGATGATCTGGAGCGTAGTTTTGTAAACCTATAATTTTACTAGAATCTTTATCAAATATTAACCAGTACACTTTTCATACCTTGCTAGTATTTTGTCACAGAAGTCTTTTTCTGTATAATGAAATACTCCGTGTTGTTGGTGATTACCAATTTTTAAACCATCATTAAAATACCAGTCAACTTTCTGTTGCCAATGTTCACTTGTGTCTACCCAATTTTGTGCATGTAATTTCATGTGTACAAAATCAATCAAGTCAACATCTTGAAAATTATCATATTCCATAAGTTCTAATACAATAGCGGCACAAACATCAATACTACAATGTTTCGGTTTATGATTTTTACAAAATATTTCATAAAAATCTTGCCAATTTTCTATGACAGTTTCCAATAATGCAAAAAAATTTGCTACACGTTTTGTTTTTTTGAAGTAATATAATCCTGCATATATATTAATCAAGTAATTTTGTGAAAAAACTTTTCTATAGTAAGTGTCATTAATAGGTTCTTGTCTATATGTGATTGGATTTTGTGTAAAGTAAAGTTCTTGGTCCTTAAACTTAGACCAATTTATTTTTTCTAAAAATAAAACATCACTGTCAACAACTATTGTTTCGTCATATGGAGAAAGATTATAGGCTTTCCATCTATTTTCTATTTTCCATTCGCTGTTTTTTGCTTGGTCATGCTTTAATAAAATAACTTTATCAAATACAAATGCAATTTTTTCCTCAACTTCTTTGTCAGTCACTAAAGTAAAATGCATATTTCCGTTTTTCATACCACTCATTGCACACAAGTATGCTTGTTTTACATAATCATCTGTTTGGTTGTTTTGTGCAAATATTAAAACACCTTGTTTCATAGCAATTCCTCTAAACTATATTTGTTCATAGCATGTACTGTAAGTCCTTTTGTAGCAATTGGATTATTATCAATTAAAAATGTAAGTTTATCTTGTTTTATTTCGTGTGTAATATCTTTGTCAATAGTATAAAAAAGTTTTCCTGGCATAGGATTGACAAAGTTGCCTTTAGAATGATTATTCATTATGTGAGCACCAATACTAAAAGCAAAGTCATTGCGATAGGTTCGCTGTACTATTTGATATAACATTCTATAATGACGCCATTGCTCTTCAATATGCTGTAGCAAATCAAAAAATATTTTGTTTTGTTTACATTTTACAAAATAGACACAAGTTGCCCAATAAAAATCTACACTTGAATCGCTTATTTTATTAAATTCTTTATAATCTAAATTTTGTCCTATATGATAGGCATCTTTATACATCAACAAAGGATTATCTTGTTCGAAACAGTTTTTATAGACATCATCACATATGATAATATCACTATCTATCATTAATGTTTGCTGATAAGGTGATAAATCATAACTTAAAACTCTTGCATTATTTTTAAAGGTTAGATGTTTGCCGTGATTTCCGTTATTATACAACTTTCTAGTGTATCTTTGCGGAGTATTAAATTCAATCACATGGTCGAAAACATTTTTTGGCACTTTACAATCAGTTATAACACTTGTAGGGAGATCAAGATACTTTTTTACACGTTCTGCAACCATACATGCTTGCTTAACGTAATCTATTTCTTCATTATTAAATGCGTGAACAAGTATGCCTTTAGACATTTAGTATTCCCTGCACAGTTCTTTCGCTATCAATTATTTTTTGATACTCAGTATAATAATTTTCGTTTGCAGTTGTATATGCTGTGACTAATTCGTTGTAAAACGCTTCTTTGTTTTTAATTTTTATAGGAGTATTATTGTTGTCTACAAAAATATCACATTTTATTGCTAGGACACTGGCAATAAATTCTCTTGTTGCAGTAAATTGTCCGCCTTCATAATATACTGTAGATTCTTTTGTGTATTTTTCTTGTAGAATACGTTTTTGGTTTTTGAATGTTGAGACATAGTCTGCATGTTCTAATGCTTTTTTGAGACGCTGATCCATAATTTCTCCATATAGTAGTATTATATGACAAATCTGTTAGAAAGTCAAGTATTAACTACCACTAAAATTGGAGTGCCTATTAATTGCAGGTAATGGTGTGTCAACATAAGAACCGCTGGCTCTTTTAAAACCAACTGTAGTAACAAGATTGCCTACTACATATTCATCAACTGCTACAAATCCTTTAGCATTGTTAGGTCCAAATGGTGCAGTTCCTGTATCTGTATCTGACATCTGTATACGGAATTCAATTGTACTACTATTAACTTCTTTGCCTCTAATAAAATAATTATTGTCTGCATACAATCCAGAACCTGGTTTTCTAAAAAGTTGTTGCTCAGATGAAGTTAATTGAAAGTTTCCTATTGCACTTCCTACAAGTTTGACTACTCCTAATATTCCACCCTTTACTTTAGATTTGGCATCACTCTTGGTAAACTTATCAACGACTTTTCCAACACTAATTTTAAATTCATCAAAACTTTTCTTTATACCATCGAAATTCGGTGTGATACCATCTT